TAAACTTTTTATGCTTTACTAATATTCCCCAAACGGTCTACTTTTAGCTTGATACTATAATCGGCAAAATGAAATGTACAAAAAGTCAAAATGAAAAGTACATTTTTTGAGCGAAAATACGAGGGCAAAGATAATAAAAAAACACGGATATAGACGCCCTATATCCGTGTTTTTACTTATAGTTATTCGGGTAACATTAATAGATCGGGTTTGTATATATCCTTTACTTCGGTACTTGGTTCAAAGGTATCTACATCTTTGCGTTGGGGTATTTTGGTGTATATGCCATTGGCTACTTCGGTGAGGGCCTTGTCCATTAGGTGTACGCCCATTGGTAGTAGCTCTTTTTGCCATAGTTCCTTTGTGGCTTCTTTGGGTGGTTTGGCGTATAGCTTGGGAGGTATCCAACACCAGTCTTGGCATAGTATGTCGCCTCTATCTATGCCCGCATTGAGCCAATAAACACTTCCGCCGGCTACTATGTCACGCATTCGTATTGCCCACTCAATAGCTGAGCGCCCTCGATGTCGGGGTAAAAGACTGGGGTGATAACCTATCCACCCTAAGCGGGTTTTGTAGCGGGTTCGCTTGCCTATATAGTCGAATGAATGAACAGTTATTCCTAAATCTACCCCAGTGGGCATAGTGTCGTAAGTGAGCATTCCCGCAGGTAATATAGGTATGTTGTGTAGTTTTGCCAAACGACCTATATACTTATCGTCTAAGGGGCAACATACGCCTACTACTTCATAGCCTTTGTGGATACATAGGGATAGTATTTCTTGTCCAAAATACTTTTGTCCGCTGATAAATACTTTAAATTTTTGTGTCATTTTTATTACTTTTTGTTGTTTCTATAGGTTTTCCTAAATATTTAAAGCCCTGTACGGCTCTAAAGTGTCCTCCATAGCCCGCCTCTACTAATTTTTTATTATTCGTAGTCTTTTTAGACTTTTCTAACGATGCTTGACTTCTGGCCTTACTCTCCCCATGTAATTTAGCGGAGGTTTGTTCCCATTTATCGGAATGGCGGAGGTAGTTGCACAATTGAGGGTGTGAGGTATGAAAAAAAGTGTGTAGTTTGCGATTACAACGTCCGTTGCCCTCCAAATGGTACTGCATTACAAAGTTGAGAAATTGGGTACCTACGCCTGCTCCTTGCCATTCGGGCATTACTACTAATCGGGTAGCACGGTAGGCGTTGGCCGTGAATAGTGGGGCAACGGCAACGTGACAAACAAGTTCACCATTGACTGTACCGACAAAGTACTCGGCACAAGGAGGATGTGGCAAATCTAAATAGTAATGCTCTTTAAAAAATCGCCAGTAACTTCCGTTTGCCTTCCAAACTTGGAGTTCGATAGGAGGTCGTTTTTGGACTTTTTTTTTACTTCTGATACTCTCGTATCATATACCCAATCGGGTTGCAGCCATTCGATAATATCATAGTGGCAGGATAGTAAAACGATTTGTCGATTAGGCTCGCGTCTCCACGCTTTGGCAAATGCCGAAGCCCCTATTTTAGCGATTTGGCGGTCGATTACAGAGGTAAATTCGTCTACTATTACCTTATTGGGTGCTTCACAAATGAGGCGCGCTAAGCCCGCACGAAACTGCTCACCATTACTAAGGACTTTGAATGGGCGCAACCAAGCGGGTACATCGCCGAGCCCTACAGCTGAAAGAGCAGAGGTTACTTCGTTCATTGACTTGTTGGGGGCAATATCCTCAATAATGGGTAGGTTCGGGTTCCACCCTTCGGTAAGGTTGGTTATACCACTATCCCATATTTGTTTGCCTATGGAGGTTTTACCGCTTCCAGAAGGACCTACGATAAGCCCTATTTGCCAACCTTCGTCTTCTATGGGTAGATTGGCGGTGTGTTCCCACGTGTGCCCATTTTCGGCATTAAAAAGGGACTTTACTTTTTCGGCGCGAAAGGTTTTGAAGTTTTCGCTGGTGTGTTTGACTTTGATTTCCATTATACACTTACTACTTTAAGGTTAGTAAACCCCATTTTTTGGAGTTTTTCGAATAGTTCTTTTTGCTCTTGTTCGCTACTTACTTTTATAATGATAGCGTGCTGTTCTTTGTACTTGAATTTTGCCATTTGTTATTTTGTTTTTGTAATTCAGAAAATAGTTGTACTTTTGCGGCTCCTACATCATTCAAACATAAAAGAAACACGCAGGCAACAGAAGACTTATGTCCTCCGCAGCCTGCGTGGTTATGTTTAAGAAATGATGTAGGAGTTATTTTGAAAACAAGCGGAGGACATTTTTTTACTGCTTGTCCTCCTATTTTAGCAGTGTTTAAACTTCTTTTAAATGCTGTTTAAACTCTACCGAAACGGCTTATATTTCCAAAGGATAAATACTAATACAGCGAGTAGCAAGAGCCAAAGGATGTGCCTTATGGGGCTGCTTTGGGTGTGCTTGCGGCTTTGCTGTGTGTATTGGTTTTGGTACTTTTGTGCTTCGGTTTTTGTCTGTATCTGTGTATTTATAGTAAGGGTACTATCAGCCTGCTGTAGGCTCTTAGAATGGGTGTTTGTAGCTTTAATCTTTACCTTTCCATTGAGTACTCTTATAACTTCATTATCACCGTCACGAATGCGGGTGTAGATGAGTTCACGGGGAATGCCTACACTATCGGTGAGGCTTTCGAGTTCGAGTTCAAAGGACTGGTCGGACTGGTGAGACAAGTCTGTTTTGCGACCTTCATAGGCAAAAAGCTGTGAACTATCCTTGTAATGGATAAAATGCTCTTTCTGTACTTGGCGTTGCTCAGTAGTGGCGACCTTGCGAGTACGGCAACCTACCAAAGCAAGGAACGCCAATAATAATAGTGCTAATTTTCTCATTTGCTAATGTTTTTGTACTCGTCTTTTGCGTTGAAACAAGGGCAGGCTTTAGCTACACCAGGGAAGTCTCTATGACCTAATATTTCGGCTTCAGGATACAGGGCCTTAAGCTCGGTGAGGAGCTTTTTTAAGGCTTCTTTCTGTTCCGCCGTACGGGTGTCTTTGGGCTGTAGCGTGTTTTTGTCGATACCTCCAATATAACAGATACCGATGCTGTCCTTATTGTGGTTTGTAACGTGGGCGGGTATCTTATCCACATCTCTTCCGCCCTCTATTTTGCCGTCCAAGCGGACTACATAGTTGTAGCCTATCTCATTGAATCCACGTTGGCGGTGCCATAGGTCAATGTCTTTGGCAGTGTGATCTCTGCCCTCTGGAGTAGCGGAGCAGTGAACTACAAGATAGTGAATGGTACGTTTACTTTTTTTCATATCTCTATTACTATTACATTATTAGCTATATCTTTAAAACTTACGGGGCTATTTGTATCAACATAGTATATACTATCTACACTTGAATAATTTCCAAAACTATATCCAAATCCAAAAATTTTATTAAATCTTACCTCCGTATATAATGAATTAGGTGTTGCTCCAAAGCCCCCACTATAATAGTCAAATTGCACATATACTTCCTTCCCTCCTATATAAAGTTTTGGATCTTTTTTACTGAAAGTATATTCTCCATAAGGACTATCACGTACAGAAATGATATAACAGTAAAAAGCTATAAATTTAACTTCTATATCCTTTAATTTTTTCTCTATTTTATTCTCGTCTACATATTTCTGATTATAGGACTCCGTAATTACCTTAGAGGGGAATACCAATCTAACATCGTCTCCCTCTATACTGATAGTGGGATAATAGTTTCTATCAAAAGTATCTCCAATTCTTAATTGTGTTTTTGAGTTTATATTGTACTTGGGACTACTTAAATTGAAATTCCTATCATTTATAGTACAATTAGTTGAAAAAACATTATCTACTGTTAAATTGCGAATTACCTCCCTTGCTTTTGGGTAAGCCTTTAGTAGTCCTTTTACAAGAAAGGTGACATTAAACTCGTAAATATCTTTTTCAGGAGAATTTCCAAAGTCCCAAAATAGTTGTGTATTCATTATCTATTATTTACATTAACAATAACTTCGTCCCCATGAATTAGAAGGCTTGCTGTACTACCTTTTGCCCCTGTAATAGAGCTATCACCTATAATTGTTTTTCCCGTAAAAGTAATATTTCCCACTTCCGCCTTTACTACAGATAATAGGGCATTATTAGGCATTTCCGATAGATCTATGGTAATATCTGAACTACTGGTGCTCTTTAATACTCTTCCAACATTCTGGCTGTTTAAAGTAGTAGAGGAGTTAACCTCTATAGCCATTGTTCTCCTCTGTATCTTTTCTAACAGTGCTCTTTCTTCGAGTACCGTAATACGCCCAATTCCATCTATATCATAGTGTACAACACCTTGTTCCTCTCTTCGCTCCACTGCTGGTTTATCTTTTATATCTTTCCAAGAGTGAGTGTGGTCAATAAGGGCATAACGGCCGTCAAGATTAACTGTTAGAGGTGTTCCATCACTTCTTAGCCCTGTGAGTACTCCTGTCCCCTTGTCAAACATGAGAGAATTGAGCTTGATATCGGCTACATTTTCGGGTAATGTATCCTTATCATCAAAAGTAGCTTGCATCGTTTCCCCATCAGCAAGGGTAATAGTAAGAGTTTTTGTAACATCCCCTGTTACAGTAAGCCCCACCACTCGTTTTTTAGCATTGGTTTCATTGGTTCTTTTTTCCTCATCTGTGTAGTCATTGGAGGATAGCCCTTTCCCCTCCTCTTTATCCACTTTTTTATCAAACAATGCTCTATGTGCATTGGTATCACTAAGATGATTGAGTAGCTGACCTGCCGAGGCTGTACCTTCTACGATTCTTTCCAATCCCTCAATGGAATCCATTGGAATCTTTTCATCTTTGTGCCAAAAGCTATCAATCCAAGCATAAAAATGCTCTTGCGCAGGTTTCATAAAGTTTGAAAACCATTTTTTGAGTGTTTTTTTTGATGTCATATTAAAAAAAATTATATATTACAATATTTATTTCTATTTAGAATCCTACGTATTCAATAAATTGCACCACACGATAAGGAGGCATATTATTGTGAGGTTGATCGCCACCTGTAGGTGAGGTAGTGCGACTATCAGGATCATCTGCACTGAAGTCAGAAGATAAGGCTCCTCTATCATTATCACGGACTAACCAGGGTATATTCTCAATGTTATGGCTATGGCTTGGCATCTCATCAATAGTGAGTTTGTGGGAGCGTTCACCTCCACTTTGGTTGAGTGCGTTAAGGCGATAGTCTTGTGAGTCTTCGGGTTTCTTAACATAGTCGGGGTCAAGACCTACCGGCATTCTACCTCGTAAGTTCACGTATTCACGCCAGCCTGCGGGTATTTCATTAGCTGGTTTGCCCCATAGAGCGATGAGCCCAATAGGTACAGCTTGCTTTTGTTTTTCGAGTTTTTCAATGCGCTCAAGGAGTTTTTTAGTCTCGGTGTTATCTGTTTTATTTTTGCCTAATTCTTGTAGGTTATTCACTCTTTTAAAATCCTCCCAATTGAAAGTATTCTGGGGGGTAGAGCGTCCAAAGGTAACTGTGCGAATATTCTCTAAAGGACGAAGAAAGCCGTCATCAAATGTTACTTCGTTGGTTACTTCTTTGATAAATACCGTATCATCTTTTGCTCCGCCAACAAAAGGCAATAATTCTCCATTGATATAGACAGTGCCCGCTGAGATAGTGTTGCCTACTTCCTCACAGCCTGATATAATAGCAAGGTTGCCAGCAAGGTGTCCGAAGTGGTTAAATAGGTTGTAGGCGTTCTGCATAAAGGCGAGAAACCCAACATCAAAAGGGTAGCCTGCGTTGTGTTCTGTGTTTATTGTATTCATAATACTAATTTACTAATCTGCTAATTGGCTAATTTGCCAACGTTTGCCTGCTAACTTATAGAAGTTCACTAAGGCTTCGAGTTTGTATTTGTCGTATTGTAAACCTTGTGGGATGACGACTATAAAATCTACTCCCCCATCTATATAATCGCCTCGTTGGTAGAGGAAGACTTTGCCTAAAAACAAAGGCCTATTGGCACTGCGAGGATAGATATAGAGTCGCTCGTTTTGCTTGCCGTCCTCGATACGGATACGCCGCTGCTGGGGGTCGAACTCGTCATTCAAAGCCTTGCGCAAATAGCATACTTGACTGTTGTGTGCGAGGTTGTACAAGTCGGCTGTGCGGGCTTGCTGAAAGGCGTACAGCAGTTTGTGCAAGGGTGTTGCCAGCGTTCTTAACCACGCTACTAACTTGGGCTTGCGCAGGAAGGTTGGCAGTAAAAGAACTACTAATTTATCAATGTTTAAGGTCATCTTATCTTCGGTTAGTGTTCGCTTAGTGTTCGCTTGGCTGTTCGGACAAGCTAACTACTAACGTAGGTTATATCGTTAAAGTTGTCTATCGTAAAGTAGCCCGCAGTGGGTATCTTGCTTATTTCAATGGTTTCAAAAGCCCCATACTCACCACTACTGGTGATGTTTTTGCTTTGTGCTAATACCAAGTGCGGTATCTTCACCCCCTCTGCTTGTTGTAGCGCATCAATAAGGTGCGCCAACACTAATTCTCCATTAAAGGGTAGCTTTTTTAAATAGGCTTTAATCGTTCTTTCAATAGGGTTAAAAGCATTGGTGATACTTTGTCCATTACTATCAAGCACCAAAGGATCATATACTATTTTCATTTGCAAATGCAATATATCGGGCTGATAATTCACTACCGATAGGCGTACTCCTGCGTCTTTGATTTCCTGCAAATACGATTCAAAGGCTTGCTTTTGGGCGTCGGTGATAGGTTGCAACTGCTCGCCCTGTTCGCCTGCTATTTTTACTATCAAACGCCCCTCATTTGGGCTTTCCACCACTGCCGAGTACTTGACAATTTTACTGGCTTCTATCTGCTCCTCTGTATGTCCTTGGTTGTTGAAGGTATCGCTGTCGGGCAAAAGGTCAAAGCCATACTGAAAAGCAAGGGCTTTGCTTCTGTACCAACGTGCTGTGTGGGGTTTGAGCTCGGCAAGGCGTTTGTCTATATCCGCCCTATGTATGTCAAAAATCTTTTCCAAACTCCATATTGCTACAGCTATGATGTACACCCACAATCGCCAAATCGCTACTTTGGAGGTACTGTTGAGCTCATTAAGGGCAGGCTCTTGTGCCTTGGCTTGGAGGATAAGGTTTTGTATTTCTTGAATGCTTCGTGCCATAGTTATTCTTTACTTACTATAAAATCAAGGTTTATTGCCCATATACTAATACCCTCAAGGCGTTCAAATACTTGTTCATCTTCTTTGGTGAAAGCTGTTGCGGGCTGTAGGTTTTTAGCCGTATAATAGGCTAATATATCTTTGTTAATGAACGCTTCTGCGGGTAGTACTAAGGTTTTGCCCGCTTGCACATCATCAGTGATGTTAATAGTGTTGGCTTCGGCAAACTCAAAGACGCTTTCTATCGTGCCCGTGTGTTGCAGGGCGAGGTCTAATAGTGACTGATTATGTAGGACTGTTATTGTCATCTAATTCAAAAGTTTTATAGAACTTCTTATTAATTATCTTGAGCAGTACTTTAGCAAAGCGAAAGCCTAAACAGTCTAAGTTCTCCAAGAGACTCACCACGAGTTGCCATATAATCCCTATAAGTACTATCCAGTAAAGCCAGTGGAAAGGGTCAAACTCAAAACCTCCAAGACTTGGAAACTCTACATTAGCCGAGAAAGTATGCAGTATATAGATAGGTACAAGATAGGTGGCTATCTTCAATAACATACGCCCAAACTTGCGGCTCTCGTGTTTTTCACCTCGCTTGCGGGAGGCTTGCACTCCTGTGATCCATTCAAATACGAGCAATACCACGTAAGCGGTAAGAAATAAGTGGTTGAAACCAAAGAGAAAATGCACAGTGGCAAACAAAAAGGAGAGTATTACGTCCATCTTGATAAAAAGAGCTGAAAAGGTGTGACCAAAGGAAGAGTGTAGGAAGTCTTTGCTATCCCTAAATCCAAATCCTTGTAGAATGTAATTGAGTGTTATCATCGTTGTTTGTTTATTTTTTAATTTATAGTGCCTTTTCCTTCACTTGTAGTGGCACCCGTTTGGGAGGCGGCTGTACCTGCTGTGGTTACACTGATACCAGGGGCTATTGTTACCTCTCCACTTTTGACGAATGTATCAATAAGGCTTGCCAATCGTTCGGCATACTCTTCTATACTGTCATTGGTTTTGGTAAGCATATCCTGCTGAAGGTCAATAATGCCTTGTTTTAAGGCTTGTTTGTTTAGTGCCATAGATTAATTATATTGTCCATCAATTAGTAATTTGCCACCCTCTTGTAGGGCTACATCATTAATCTGCATACCATCATACTCCAACTGTTTCTTTATTTCGATGAGTACTTCGGTATAGAGGTCATCTGCGAGCATTTGGGCGATGCCTACCCCTACTTCTGGATGTTCTTTCCATTCTCCCTTTTCAGTAGTGAGTATAGCCTTTTGTTGTTGGTTATCAGAGTACCCCACCTCAAAATCACCTGCCAATAGGCGTAGGTCATTGTTGTTGTCTATCAGTATATCTTTCATTAGCTTGTCTGCAACTGGTTTATACTATTAATTGCTCTGAGGAGTTCCTCTTTCACCATTGCCCCAAAGTTCTCTACTCCTTCACGTACAGAGGAAACATATACCTTAGTATCAGTGCCTACATTGCCTATCTGTATATTGATATGCGTTTGTCGGGTGCCCCCTGATACGATATTATCTTTGGTTTTAGCCCCTTCTCCTGTGGCAGCAGTAGCTTCTCCCGTAATAGGGCTCATACCTGGTGTGGGAGTACTTTCAGTTTTCATACCCAGCTTACCCATTAGCCCATCTTTTACCTCCTTAAAGCTCTTGAACTCTAAAGAGTCCCAGGCCTTACCAAAGGCTTCTTTGGCTTTAGCTCCCGCTTCGTTTGCCTTCTTATAGCCCTCTGTTACCGATTTGGCACGCTCCTGCAAGTCATTTTGTATCTTGGCAATCATTGCTTGATTCTCGGTACTATCACCTAAACCAACCGCTTCTTTGAACTTATACCAAGCGAGCTTACAAGCATCTACCCCCGCCATAAAAGCATTGACTGCTGTGTTCCAATGAGCCTGATAAGTAAGGATAAAAGCCTCCCAACTGTATTTCATACCTTGCACGGTATATTCCCACGCCTTACCCCAACCACTTACCCCTACAATGCAATAGGCAATCATAGCTATAAGAGTAATAATACCCGCTATTACCCACGTGATAGGATTAGCTAAAAAGGCGAGGTTTGTCTTAATCACTGCCCAGGTAAGTCTATTTTGCCAAGCGGTAGCAATAGCTGTATAGGTATTGTGTAGTATCAATGCAGTGGTGAATATACCTATAGCTCCTGCGATACCCCATATAATAGGATTCCCATCTTGAAACTTCTGAATGAGCCAGCCTATACCTCCCCCTATACTCTCAAAGACGGCGGACATAAAGTCTACCAAGGGGCCAAGCATAGGGCTAATGGCTTCATATACTTTTAGGGCAAGCTCGGTGATAAAATCCATCATCTTGTTGAACTTACCGCTAAGGGTTTGTCCCGCCTTTTCGGCACCTTGGTAGAATAGCCCTTGTTTATCGGTTGCCCATTCAAAGGCTTGTGCCAACTCTTGCGCCGAAATACCTCCTTTACTCATTCGCTCCTTGAGCTTGGCCATACTCTCGCCCGTACGCTCACTTATCACTTGCAAGGGGTTGAAGCCTGCGTTAATCATCTGCATTAAGTCCTGCCCTTGTAGCTTGCCTGCCGAGGTGGCTTGTGCAAAAGCAAGTGATAGACTTTGCATTTTCTGCGCGTCGCCCATAGCAATATCTCCTATGTTCTTGAGCTTGCCAAAAGCAAATTCAGAGGAAAGCCCGAAGGACATCATCGTCTTCTGTGCTTCAATAAGCCCAGCCTTGTCGTAGGGTGTTTTCACCCCATAATCAGAGAGTTGAGTATATAAGGCTTTGGCTTTTTCTACATCGCCACGAAGCAAAGTAGTAATATTGGCTTGTTGCAAGTCAGCTTCCATACCCTTCTTGATACTTCCTCCTATCATAGCCCCTGCCAATATAAGAGGATTAGTAGCTATTCCTGGTAGGCTGTTTAGGGCTTCGGAAAACCACGTCTTTATTTTACTACCATTGAGGGTTTGTAGCTTGGTAATACTACGCTCCAACTTTTTGATTTCGCTGTTGTACTTGCGAATAGCGGACAAGTTTTCTATGGGCAATAAGTCTCTTTCGGCTTTGAGTAAGGCTATTTTTTGCTGTAAAGTTTGTACAGAAGTCCCCATTTGTGCAAAGGCTTTGGTAACTTTTGCTTGTGTCAATTGTAGTTCACCAAATTTATCCAACATAGCATCGTTAGTTACGCCAATTTTTTGTAACTTTGCACTGACTAAATCTTTAAGTGTTAATGTATATTCTAAAATATTTGCCACGATGAGAGTCTTATTATTTTTCTTTAACATCCTTGCCTCTATAGGCTTATTGCTACTGGTTAGTGCAGGTTTTTTCTATGGAGTAGTCCTCCTATGTGTACCCTTTTATGCTACCTATAGGGCTTTTACTGAGAAGGAGCCCACTACTAAAAGAAGATACACCACTACAGCTATTGCCAGTGCCACCACCTTCTTTTTGATAGGGATACTTTCTCTTATGATTTCAAAGGGTATCCAAAAACAGCGTGAAGAGGAACAACAAACTACCTATACTACTTGTATTGTTCCTTCTCCTTTTGCCTAAGCCATTCAAGCTCTTTTACTCTCATAGCCCACTGGGTATCGGAGAGGTCGTCGGGATTGGCAATGTGCATATAGTAACGCAAGGAGGCGTTAGTGATACGAAGCCAATCCCGTCCCTCGTCTATTTCCGCATCACTTAGAGCTTTTCCAAGGTAGCCTCTTTGATCTGTATAAGGTCGGGTAGTTTGCTACTTACGGCGAGGAACAACTCATCGTTTGTTTTTATCTCTTCATCGCCACCCAACCAACAGTTCTCAAGTATAACCTCATTAAACCTTAGCGGATCCTTGGTAGCCAAGGTCGAGGCATAGCTAAGGGTTTTACGGTCGGGGGTACGCAAGTATACCTTTTTGTCTGCTACACTAATTACAAAGATCTCTTTGTACTGATTTTTCCATTCTTGGATTTGTTCTTTAGTTACCATTTAAATAGTTTTTAAAAATTGTTTAATTGTTTGTGAGTGTTACCCGTTATGATTGACGATCTACATCAATGAAGATAATAGGTAACTCTACAATCATATTTTTATCGCCCTGCTTCATTCCTTTTTTCACCTCGGTAAACTCCACATGCCTTAGAATGTCAGTTACTATCTGCCCACCATCTAAAGGAACGTAAGAAACAACAAGGTCGAAGCTAAGCCCTAATATATCATTACTGGGGGCATCACGGGTCATTGCCTCAAGCTCGCTCTGCCAAAGGCTTATTTTTCCCTCATAACTGCGGTTGCCTGACACAATTCCATGTGGTTTACAACCTCGACCATAAAGCAAGTCTTTCTCGCGTTTTTCTGTATATTCTACCTCTGTAACACCTATAAGAATACGCCCACCAAAGGCGATAGAGATATCACACCACGCATATTGTTTGCTATCAAATGTTGCCATTTTCTAATGATTAATGATTAATTATCAATGATTAATTACTTTACGGAGTAATTGTTGTAGTAAAACCGATATTTACCTCTATAAAGTCTGCATAGCCTACGGGTAATAGTTTGATACCTATCACCACTTTACCCGTTTGTAACACACGCTGTGTAGGGTCTATATCAATCTTTACTGCCGAAAGCTCGCCCTGCGATACCATTTGGCTTTGTAGAGTACTTTCAAGTTTGGTTTGCCAACTCTTGATAATAGCGGGGTGAATACTGCCATCCTTAGATAGTAACACCTCGTCGCTGAGTTCCTCTACCAGCACCCCATAGCTTAGGAGCATAGCTTTGTCCATTACAAGCCCATTGCTAAGGCTCTTAAAGTCATCAGTAGGCTTGGTAAGGGTATTATCGCCCGAAAAGTAGTATCCTGAACGCCCTACAAAGGTGCGAAAGAATATATACCCTTTGTCGTCAAGCGCGTCCCATTGGTCAGCTTTGCTGTCAATAGTCGTGCTGTCAGTGAAATAAGCTACTAAGGGCAATACATTGCCATCTTTCACGCGGTGAATTTTGCGCTGTACGGGTATTTTGGTTATTTTGCCTAAGAAAAGCCCTATAGAAGCATCTTTTTCCTTATCGTCATTCCCAATAAAACAAGCCACTTTGTTGAGTTCGTTTTCGGAGAAATTAGTAAGGTCGGCTACTTTGCCG